GAAACATATGTATTGTAATGTATCCAAGGAACAATAAGCGTGACATCATTGGCTCGATTTGGATCAAGTTGTATAGAACGCATAGAAGCAAATTGGAGGATGTCCGTTGCACGATACCCAACAGTCGTGGCATGGGCATTAGGAAAAGGAACATATGCAATAACAACACGACCAAAATGGAAGGGAGTTGCATTCAAGACACATCGAATCTTCATATCTCCACGAAAATTCTCAAAATTCGTCATCTTATTTTTCCACGCAGCGTTACCCGCCAAATATGAGTAAGGATTAATAACAGAGGCAAGGGTAGTAGTCCACACCACTGATATAGAAAAGGGACGCTCAAAAACACTGCCAATCGTGCTCTCGGGAAATGGGAGAGGCAAATAATTAGCAGAATCAACCAAACAATCACCACCGACAACCATGGCACCACCCATGGAATCAAATCCCACGGTACCTGAGGCAGAGTCCGCGGGGGCAACATCACCAGTTGCAACAATATTGGCCGCCGGAGGGGCGCCCAACGTAATAGTAGAAGAAGAAGCAATTCTATTTAAAACCATAAAACTGGAAAGGGATATTGAATCAGTCACCCTTTTTTGAAAACGCCTAGGAGAGGAACCCATACCACACTGAAAAGCACAGTAATCCCCTAACGGAAAAAATCTCCAATGCTGACCCGGCCGATCATTTTGAACACGATAAGATAAGAACCGAGATGCCACTACCAACCCGTAGAATCTATCTGGGTGCCAGTTTAACGCCTTGGCAGGCGTTAAATTGGTCATGAGAGAAGCGTGGCCTCGGAATTCCCAAGTCGCCACGCTTCGTGCAAGCTATCATATACTGGTAGCTCACGATTACACTGATAGAAATATAGGGGTTGCAACTCATCCCTCATTTTCTCAAAAAAAACTCTACCATGGTGAAAAGACTCCATACACACACTACGTAGAATGTCGGAAAGTTGGACGGAGGATAGGGCACTCTTCGATGGTAAATAGAAACATAGGGCCTTGTACAAAGAAACCTCATCCAATGGAGCCAAAAACCATTCTTCAAAAGGAACAAAGCGACGTTTGAGAAATGTAGCCTCATTAATCGAAACAAAGGCATCCATTTTCCCATCTTTAGCGGCATTTGTTATTGTTTGACCAAGAAGACGCATGACAGGACAAATTGTCAGAAGATTATAACCCTTGTAAACCCTATCAGAAACACAAGCAAGAACATCATCTCCATACACAAGCCCTGA